GTGATTGCCCTGACAACGGGGTGTTTTTAACACATGGAAATGACACCTGTGCCAACTGGAAAGCTGAGGAATGCGCCACCTGCGCCTGGTACGAGGACTTCCAGGGTGTGTGCTGTAACGGGGATTCCCCGCACCGCGCCGACTTCACGGAGCCGGATCAGCGGTGCAGGGAGTGGGAAAGGAAGGAGGACGGCCATGAGCAGTGAACTGTGGCTTGGCTATGTGGTGGAGGATGATATGTTGGAGCCAACAAAACATAAGGAGAAGGCCAACATGGATAAGCCGACGAACAACGATCAGCAGGCCAAAGCAGACGCAGGAAAGCCTCGCCCTACGCTCACTCCCGTCAGCCTGATTGATGCTGTGACAGCGGTCCGCATGTACGGAAACGAAAAGTACCATGATTCTGAGAATTGGCGGAAAGTGGAGCCGCAACGTTACCGTGACGCTCTCTACCGACACTGGCTGGCCTATCTCAAGGGTGAAAAGTGCGATCAGGAAAGCGGCCTGCCTCACCTGTGGCATTTGGCTACAAACGCGGCGTTTTTGATTGAGATGGAGAGCTCCATCCACGACGGGGAGGGCGACGACGATGATTAAACTGCTCCTTTTCCTGGGAATCATCCTGTCTATTGTCAAAGCAAATGGATGGTTTATAGTACCGATGCCTGTTTTGGTTTTCTGCTGGGTGATGAGTTTTGTTTGTTGGCTCATTTATTCGTATGCTCTTGGTGTAGGCGAAGGAGCCGCAAAAGAGATGAAGAAGCAAATTCGAGACGGGGAGGGCGGACAGTGTGAGTGAGTGGATCAGCGTTGAGGAGAGGTTGCCGGAAGTGGGGCAAGAAGTGTTGGTATACTGGCGGAATACATCTCAAAAAGCGGAACATTTTGAATTGACACATTACACAGGGGACCATTGGTATTTACTTGACAATACAGGCCGACCTTGGATTGAGGTTGTTGCATGGATGCCCCTCCCAGAAAGCCCGAAGGAGGGATGCGATACGAACGGAGAAGCAAAAAAATATACGGCGGAAGAAATTAAGGAATTAGCAAAGAAAGCATTTGAGGCTTGACAGAACAACGGTTTTATATTATGATATAAGGGGAATTTATAAATAAAAATGAAATATAGCAATCCGACTTGGGAGCCTTACTTCAAAGACATCGCTCCTATTCTATCAAAACTCTACTTTATGACCAACTTAGGAACTATCAAATACATTGTGGCGACTATGATTTTCAAGAAGATGTCCTTTCTCGAATGGAGGAACGAACATTGGACTTAACAAAATACGAAATGGAAACTATCTATAACTACAATCAGGAAGAGCCTCTTGCCTCCTGCTACACGATGGACCGTGCCCTGATCCGCCGATTAGATGTACTTGCCGAAAAACACAAAGAAATTACTTTACTTAGAAGTGGTGAAGGAATGAGGGAATATACTTTCCCAAAGAAGTGGATTAAAGTCCGCGCCCCAAAGAAACTATCGGACGAACAGCGTGAAAACATGGCAAAGAGAGCGAGAGAGAGGTTTGGGTTTGCGAAGGAAGGTGACAACTCTGAGCAAGAATGATACGACTATGGAGCAAGGGAAAACTATCGTAAAGGCAAGGGGCCGTGGAGGCAAAGAGAACTTTCCAAGCGTCATATCTGGAGCAAAGGCAGAAGATATATCCCGCTGCATGGGTAACTGTATGATGTTCTATGATAGACCCATTGTTAAATCCGATGAAGAGTGCAGAGAGCGACTATATGAGTTCTTTGACACCTGCCAAAAAACAGGACAGTTGCCTACTGTTGAGAAGATGGTCATGGCATTAGGGACTATCAAGCAGACGGTTTGGAACTGGGAAAATGGGATTGGGTGCAGCTCTGTGCGCATGGACCTCATTAAAAAAGCCAAAGGATTTATTGCATCTTTTGAGTCTGAAATGGTCACAGAGGGCAAAATTAACCCCGTTGTTTACATTTTTAGAGCAAAGAACTATTTTGGTATGAAAGATCAGCAAGAGGTCGTTCTGACGCCAAATCAACCCCTCGGCGACTCTCCCGACCAAAAGCAGCTTGAGGAACGGATCGCTGGGTCTGTAGTGGTGGAGGAGTAAACGACTATCAGCGACTATTTCAGGAACTTTTTGGAAGTCAAAGGACTATGAAACGACTATTTGGAGGCTGCGACTATGGATGAAAATCCGTCAGGAGTTATCGACTATAAATTTTGCCCTCTGCTTATGAGTGGATGCCGAGCAAGCGGTGGTATCACTTTGAACGATATGTATTTGTGCCCCGGCTCCCGTTGCGCCTGGTGGGACGCAGACAAAGAGCGCTGCGCCGTCCTATCGCTGGCCCGTAACAAATGACAATACCCCGGCTTGCTTCCGATGGAGTGGGCCGGGGTCGCTTTATGCCTTGTGTGGCGCTGTGCGGGCCGCTGTGGGCCGTTTTGGTGAGTGGGAATATAGGGACACTACAGGACGGCAAGGCCGCCTTGCGAGCCTGTAAATGGCCTTTACGGAGGTTTTGCTTTTTTGCCTCTCCCCTGCCCCGCTGCGCAAAAATGCCGCCTGCGGGCCGTTGGAGGGCCTACAAGCGGCGGTAAGCTGGTGGAGAGTGTATAGGCATGAGCAAAAGAAAACCCGCCCCAGGGAAGCCCCGGGCGGGTTGTAGTGTCATGCTATCAGCTATCATATACTCCGAATTCCTCAATTTCTGCGGCGCTGGCCTCGTGGACCTGCTCCCAGATGTTTTCCCATCCGCCGTCCTCGCGGGAGAGGCGGTCAACCTCTGCGCGGTCCATGCACACGGGAGACTGGCCCCCGAAAATAACGTCAACATAGCCAGAGTTCGGGAAATAATAGGGTTTCATGGCGCAACCTCCTAATTTTTGTGTATTGATTGTATCGCGCCCGCACGGGGCAGTCAAGATTTTTTCGCCGTCTCCCAGATCACCATAAACGGAAGAAGGATAATAAACAGGATAATCAAGCGGGGGTCACCTCCTCCCGGATTATGTATTTAATCGGCCTGCTATACAGATCAAGGATTCCCTGTGCTTCGGCGCGTCGCTTGCAAGCTGCGGCATCTTCCAAAGTGTTGTATAACGCGCTATATGGGTGCCATTTGTGGCCCCGGCCTCCGATTCCGGCATATACGCGATATTTCACGGCTGTTTCCTCCGTTCTCCGGCGGGCGGGTCAAGCCCGCGCCGCGTTGATGATCCAGCGGGCCGCCTGATAGAGTGCCCGCGCTTGCACGTCAAGCCAGCTTTCCCGGCTGTTGGGCTGGAGGTCTCCGCCGCGCTTGCGCTTGTATTCGGATGGGATGCAAAGGCGCTTTGCTATATCTCCATCATAGATAAGCGAGCAGCCGCCATGACTGTATTGGCTCCAGTCCGTTGCGCCGTTAAGCAGGGCTTTTTTCAACAATTCCGGGGAGTCTGTCACGTCCATATCTTGCCAGCCGTGCTCTATGTCCTCTTGCAGGCCGTCCAGCAGTTCGGCGGCGTACACCTTGACGCCGTTATCCCATGCGCTGCGGGTGGGCTTGCTCTCGATGGCCTCGCGGATTTTCTTAATAGTTGACATCTTAATTTCCTCCTTGTAATGGAGGGCGGCCCCCTCCGGCTATTGCTTTTCCCTGCCGGTTGTGTTATAGTGGAGGCGGCCAGATGGCAGGCTCTAACCGCCTCCGTTTGGGCTTTAGATAGTCGCTTGCTTGTTCAGGGCTGGGCGGCTATCTTTTTTACTGCTTGGGGATGGCTTCCCGGATAATGCGGGCCGCGTCCTGTGCATCCTTGGCCGTGGCCTCTACCAGCTTCGCCAGGGTTTCAAGGTAAGATGCTAATTCGGTCTGGGTCATGCTATCAATCTCCATTTCGTGTACCTCCTGCCCGGTAGATTCAGCGCGGTTTCCCTTGCTGTGATTATATTATACTAAATTAGATTAGTAATGTCAAGGGATTTAATAAATATTTTTATGATTTTTTAAGGCGTTTAGAGTAGTGCATTATATTAAGAGTTTTTGCACAGCACAGAGGGACACCGGAGGGGGAAACGCCGATTTTCTAATGTAATAGGTTAGAAGACAGCACACAGAAAAAAGATAAATATTTTTAGTAGAAATGACTTGACAGCACTAAACTTGTTTAGTATAATAACGTTGCAAGGAGGCGATGGAGAGTGGAGCCAGTTACAATCAATGAGGCAATCTCTAAAATCATGAAAGAGCGTGGATATACACAGTTTGCGATGGCAAAGAAAATAGGGAAAGAAAAAGCAACGGATGTATCTGCGAGACTTGCAAGCAAGAACATGACTTTTAACAAGGCGTTGGAGATGTTGGAAGTGATGGGATATGAAGTGACTGTGCAGCCTATGAAAACTGAACCGGGGCCGAGAATTAAGGGGCAGTATGTCATTGTTTCGAGCGAAGCCAAGAAGAGAGGTGGAGATGAGTGAAGTATGGATATGCTAGAGTGTCCACTTGTAGGCAAGCGAAGAACGGAAACAGCCTACAAGAGCAAGAGAGAATGCTGATTAGGGCTGGCGTATCACCAGAAAACATCTTTGCTGATAGTTACACAGGGACGAAGATGGATAGACCGGAATTTGATGCCTTGTTAGAGATTATCAAATCTGGTGACGAGTTGGTTGTATGCAAATTGGACAGGTTTGCAAGAACGGCTCCAGAGGGCGCTATGCTTGTACGTGACTTGGTGAATCGTGATGTTAAGGTGAATATATTAAACATGGGAATTGCGGACAATACCCCAATGGGGAAAGTCATGGTAACTGTTTTGCTGGCCTTCGCTGAATTTGAGCGAGATATGATTGTTGAGAGGACATCTGCCGGGAAAGCGTATGCGAGGGAGCACAAGGAAGGTTATCGGGAGGGGCGGCCTGTTGGCGAATATCCTAATTTCAAAAAATTTTTCAAAATGCAAAAAGACGGCTCCATCACAGTGGAGGCCGCCTGCAGGCAGATGGGTATTAGCAAAAGTCAGTGGTATGTGCTGGTAAGGAGATCGGCCTAAAAATCCGCCGCAGACAAAAAGGAGCGAAACAATGAACAACTTCAAGGTCATATATCGGATATTGAGGTACTTGGAAGCGGCAC